AGAAGAACATACTCTTTTTTCTTAAATGGATTTTTTGCTGTGCTTCCAGCTGGGACAGCTGAGGCTAAACCATAAGGTTGAGAAACATTGATGTTTTGAGATGTTGGATTGAAAGTGCTAAAGTTTACAGCTTCAATCCAGTCAATCGATACGTTTCCAGAGCTATCTGTTAGCTTTACTGGGACCAATGTGTTTGAAGTGTACCATGAGGACTCTGAAGCTGGTTTGGCTTGAATTGTCCAATTCATGTGCATATAAGTGCTTGAGATTGTTGCATTTGAGAAAGCTAGTCTCACTTGAATAAAAAAACCAGTGTAGTCTTTGGGGTCAACAAACTGACCAATATCAGTAAAGTTTTGAGCTAGTTGATGAGAGTTACTATTCAAAAAAGTTCTAGGATTTGCAGTGACCCCCTCTTGAAGTGGAAATTCAGTAAATAAATTCTCATTTGATATGCTTGGAAAAGTGGTCACAACTTTCTTATAAATTGGATATTCATCATAAATTGTGCCAGTAAGTTTTTTGATTTCTCCAGGGGTTGTTGGTCTTGATGTTTGAGTTGATAATTTATACCTTGCAAGACTATTATTTCCAACAAAATCAACTCTAGTTTGTTTGACTCCAGCTTTATTGTAAAGAGTTGAGTCAATATTGTCTGGAGTGCTATTTGTTCCAGTCTCACTTGTTCCATAGAGCCCTGGCTGTATTACATAAACAGTGCCACCCCAATAAAAAATCCTTGACCCAAAACATCTCATCATATTTTTAAGAGCATCATAACAATTCATTGCAACAAACTTTGAGCTAGTTTCCTCTCCAGTTGATGAGTTTTGCTTGTAAAATTGTTTTGCATTGATTGCAGTCAAAAAGAAAGTGTCATTGGATGCAATATCACTATTTGACATTTTTTCATTATACCAATTCGCTGAGATGCTGATGTTATAATCACTCAATCCACTGTTTGACAATGTTGAGTCTCCAATTCCAGCATATCCTAAAATCTCAGCAACATAAAAGCTCAATCGATGATAAGTGCCAGACCCCCAAGAACTGTCAGCATTAGTTGGGGTCGTTCCAGCTGGAATGTACGTTTCAGCTTCAGTAAATGGACCAGACCCAGCTGAGAAAGCATTAGGCACAAATGGAATCTCTTTTAATACTGAGAGCCCATCAACAGCTTTCAAAAGAATTGAGAATGGTCTTGAGACATCTTGGAGAGCTCCCAAATCTTGTAGCACATATCCTGACCAAAGAAGTTGAAAGGACCCCCCTACTTTTTGATTTATAATAATATAAATATCTCTCTCAGTATAAGTGGAACTTCTAAAAGAGTTTTGCCAAAATGTTTGGTCTGATGAACTATTAATGATGAACTCAAGCTCACATGAACTAGGCAAAATCTCATTGAACTTATCCTCCCCAGCACTGTCATATTTTATCACTGGACCAGATGGACCAATTTGAAAATCTTGATTTAAACTTCCAGAGATATTTCCATCCCAGATTTTAACTTCATACTCAATTCCATTAAGAGAATCAAAAGTTGTTTTATATCTAATGCCTCCCATCCTATGTGAATCTTGTTCTATTTAATAAAGCCAAATCAGTAGTCAAGAAAATGTCATTTCCTCTTAATTTACTAAACAATTCTCTCTCTTGACTCCCCCCTCCTATCATTGATTTTAAATCACTCAATGGAGCAATAACTTCAGGATTAACATTTGCTCCAGGATTATCCCCAACCATTGCAATCGTTGGACCAAAAGCCAAACCTCCCTCAGCTAATTTTGGAAGTGGGGTTGACCTAATTGCTGAAATTTGAGCAATTCCCAATCCCCCAACAACTGAAGCCATGATTGGTCCCAGTGGGACTCCTAATGTCAAAGCTTTTGTGACAGCTTGAGCAGTGTTGACAATAGCACCAATCAAAGCTGAAGCTTTGTCTCTTCTAGCTTGTTTCATTCTAAGAGCTTTCTCTTTTTCATCCAATTGGTCATTCATCTCCTCCTTTCTTGTTTGAGCAATCTCATCTAAGTTTGCAATTGCATTCTCTTTCGCTTCCTCACTCATGATAGTATCTTCAATCTTCTTAAGCTCTCCAGCATACCAATCATTGTAATCCTCCTCTCTTCTTGCTTTCTCATTGTCAAATAATCTTTGAGACTTTTGGTCCTGAGCATCTAACAAGCCACCAACAGCTGATGTGACTTGACTAACAACATTTAAAACTCCATCGACTGTCTTTTGTATTTGCTCAACCATTTTGTCATAAGTTGAAACAGTTTGATTTGCAATTTTTTCATTTAATTGTCTAAATTTTTCAGCAAATTTTTGTCTGATTAAGTCTTTCTCTTCCTCTGAGTGCTTTGTGTCTTCCACAGCCAACAGCTCATTTGCGAGTTGATTTTGCAGTCTTATTTTTGCTCTTTCATTTTCATCACTTGCTGTCAATTCAGCAAATTGTTGCTTGAGTTTTCTTATTCTTTCAAGTGCACTTTTTTCTTTTTTTTCTCTTTCATCTTCATCTCCATCATCATCTCCATCATCTCCAGTGCCCCCCCCTCCTAAATCTAAATCTCCACCGAGAAGATTTGACAAATCAATATTTCCAAGTTTATCTCCCAAATCATCAACACTTTCTCCAGCTTCATCAGAAGCATCAGCAATGTCAGCAACAGCTAACTCAACTTTTTTTAATGGAGGGATTTCAATGTTTACATATTTTCCAATCGAATTAAAAGAATCAATGACATTATTAGCAAAGTCCACAAAACCATTGTAAACTCTTCTAAAAAAATTCGTAAATGTGACAGCAGTGTCACTGGTCTTATCTCTTAATTGTTGAAATGCAACAACCAAACCAGCTATCAAGCCAATGATTAATCCTATTGGATTGAGCTTTGTGACTATGTTAAAAGCTTTCATTGCTATTGTTGCAAGTTTTTGAGCCACATTGTACTTTGTTATAAATTTAGTCAAAGCAACAACTCTCATAATCATCCCACCCATAAGAGAGATGGCTGGTCCAAGAATAGCAACCAAACCAGCAAACCTAACAATGTTTTGTTTTTGTGTATCTGATAAACTTCTAAAAAATTCAGTTAGTGAAATTAATTTTTCACTGATAAAAGTGACTACTGGAGCTAATGTATTTCCAAGCTGAACTGATGCAACCTTAATCCCATTGAGTGCTTTCTCCATTTGAAACGCTTCTTTCTCTGATGTTTGTTTGAAAGCATCATCAACAAAACCATGACTCTCTCTGACAGCATCAAGGTTGTTACCATAAGCCTCTGTTTGATTTCCTAAGACACCCAAAACAGCTTTTAAGGCTTGAGATTTTCCAAAGAATGAAGCAATTGCAACTCCATTTTCATCAAACCTTTGTTGTAAAGTTGTCAAAGTACCCATTAACCCCTCTTCTCCAACCATTGCTGTGACATCACTTGCTGACATACCAATTTTTTCTAGTGCCTCAGCTTGTTGCTTAGTTGGCTCAGCTTCAAGTTTTGCAAGAGTCATCAAGATGGCTGAGAGTCCATTTGTTGCTGATGTAGCATCCCCAGTCGTTTGAGTAAATGTTGAAATCAATGCTCCCACTTCATCAAAAGAAACACCAAGACTAGAAGCCAATCCAAGCTGTCTTCCTAAGACTTGAGAAAGCTCTTGACTGTCAAACATACCAGTTCGCACCATGACTCCAAATTTGTCAAGTGCCTCACTTGCTGAAATTGTTTCTTTTCCAAAAGCATTTTGAGCTGAAGCAACAACAACTGACAATGACTCCATATCTCCTAAGCCACTCGCTGAGCCCTTTGCAACAGCTTCTAAAGTTTCTAAAGCATTTGACCCCCTTAGACCAGCTGACTCAAGAAAATAAAGCCCATCAGCTAACTCAACTGGGCTTTTTGCTGTTTCTCCAGAAAGCTCTAAAACTTTCTCACTCATAACTTCAATCTCTTCAGTTGATTTCCCAACTAGAGTTTGAATTCGTGTCATTGATTTTTGGAAGTCTAAGGACATCTTAACTGATGCTCCTCCAGCTAGTGACAATGGGACAGTCAGATTTCTTGTTAGATTTCTCCCAGTTCTTTGAAGTTGCTTTCCAAATTTCGAGAATCTAGCTGAAGCACTTTTCAAGGCTTTGTTAAATTCAGCTGTCTTTGCTCCTAAAACTACATTTAATTTTGCATCACTCATTTTGCTTTTTTCTTTTTTCTGTTTTTTTCAATAAGCTCTAAACTCTCTTCATAAGTTTTAATCTCAGTCATATTTTCCTCCCAATCAAACTTGATTAGCTTTTGCTGTTCAACCCTCTTATTTCTTGGGAGATGAACATTTAAAAGATAGCAAGTCATCCATCTCGAACGAATCCAATCAGCCCTTTGTTTTGACTCTTCCACTTCAAACCATCCATCAAAAGCATTCCAAAAAACCCTTGGGGTCATATTGTAAAGCTCATCAAAATTGAGACCCAGTTTACCCAGCCCAATCTTTTCAATAAAATCAAAGTCAACTTCTATTTGTTCTTGGTCGCTTTTTTTTTATCTTTTTTATCTCCTCCAAGGTGCTCAGTGAAAATCTTCATTGCTCTATCAATGATGGTCATGTCACTGTCTAAGGCATCTCCCAAATCATCAATAGTAAAATCAAATTTTTCTTTAGAGCATCTGGCTCCATCTTCTAACCCACACCAAATCAAAATCATTGCAGTGTCCAGAGTCATGTTCTCTCCTAAGGCATCCAATTCACTGAGTTTAGTGTTTGTCTTTTTTGTAAATTTTCTCAAGCAATTGAAACCAAATTTAATTGCATAAGATTTGTCATTTATTTTTATATAATCATACATTTTGTCAGTTTTTTAAAAAAGAGTTTTGAGCCAAGAAAACTAGACAAGATAGTATTCTCAGCTCTCCACTCAAAATCATTTATGATTGTACATCTTCAGTTAGTTGACCAGTACCCTCAAAACTAGCTGAGAAAGTAATGTTATCCTCCATTGGAGCTGTCTTCTCAAGACTTGTGATGAAAGCTTTACCATGATAGTAAGTGTCTCCAGTGACTCCAGTTCCTATCTCTACATAGACAGCTGTCCTGGTCTTCAACATATTTAAAAGCTCATTATAGTTCTTAAGAGCATTTCCATCAGCATCTTTAACAGCATAAAGCCCCTCAACAGAAAGACTCCATGACATTTGAGCTTCTAATAGTTCTCTGAAACCAGATGAGCCTTTGTTTGAGATGTCTCTAGTGTCCATTGATATGCTCAAAGAAGCACTTGTTGACAAAGCCAAAGCATCATTTGTTGTGTGGTCTGTACCATATTTGAAAATCATGATAGTTCCATTCATTACATTATTTGTTGCCATTTTCTTTTATTTTTTTATTAGTTACTAATTTTTTTTCTTTTTTATCGTTTGATTCTAAATATCCTCTTTCCTCTAAACTCTTTTCGACATTTTCTGTAATTATTATCGTTGACCCTTTCTTCATGATTTCAAAACCATAATCAAGGTCTTTTTTAAGTATTCTTTTTTTGTGCATAATTTATTGATATTGTGGTTTGAATCTACATGAAAAAACCAATGAAACTTGATAAAAACCTTTAGTATTTACAGTCTCATTGAATTCAAATAGAGTCTCCATGTTAATTAAATCCATTGATTGAACTTCAATCCCTCCATAAGTACCTGACAGCCTATCATAAACAGCTCTCACATATTCAGCGAGATTTGCACTTCCTAGAGCTGTCCTAGAATAGCAGTTGAATTGTACATCAGCAGTGTCAAGAAAAGATTTTCCAGTTGTGTTTCCTGGAAATCCTTTTGTTGAATTAGGCTCAGTGTTCAATCTATAAAAAACAATATAATCTCTCACAGTTCCATCATCACTTGAATTGGCATTGTTAATCCCAAAAGTGAAATTAACACCTCCAAACCTAGCCTCTCCACTGGCTCTTGACATGATTGCTTTCTCTATCATTTTAATTCTAATTTATTTTTTTTTGCAGTTTTCTTTGTAAGTATTTTCAAGTTGTTCTCCATCAATTTTCCAGCTTGACTTCCTTTGTTTCTTAAAGCTGTTCCAACAAAAGGTTGAGCTTTTACAGTGTCAGTTCCAAATTGCACAAAGTGCATAAACCAACCCCCTTTCTCTGGCTTAGTCCAGACTCCAAATTTATATTTTGGACCAATGAGAAAATAAGGAGATTTCCTACCAGCTTTTGTTTGATAAGGAGCAATTGATTTTTTCAATTGTCCTGGCTTTATTTTAACATAGATTTTTCCCATCCCTTTTGGTGCTTTTAGTTTTCCACTAAGCTTGGGAGTTCTATATACGTTGAAAGATTGAGCTCCTTTTAATTTTGGAGCAATCGATTTCATCTCTTTGGAAATAATTTGAGCTGATGGTTTGAGCACCTCTTTTGAGATTTGTCTTTTATTTTTTCTCATATCAGCCCCCAAGTTCATCAAACTTAATTCAATTTGTCTTTGCATCTTCTTATCAAAATCTACTGTTATCATTCTTGTGGGAGCCCTCTGGCTTCTAGTTTAGTGATTA